CAGGACTAGAATTACAATAATACAACTCGATCATATCCAGGACTCTCCACATCATGGTGGGTGGTAATGACGAATCATACCTACTATAATCGCCGAATATACAATTAACTTCGTCTAGACCAAAGGTGCTGAGCATTCTGGCTAGAATTGACCACTCTACGGAATACACATTCATACCCATAGCTATACCATTTTCAATTCTATTGTTCATGCACCACATAACAAAGCTACCAAAGTATCTTCTAGTAGAAACAAGTAACTCATATGGCGAAGCTGAAACTAGACGCGCAAGTTTACCAACCTCTCTGCGTTCATCTTTCAGGAAATCGAAGTATATGTACTCTGGCCTTACACCTTTTAACATCATTTCCTCTTTCAAGCGGATATCTTGTAAAACCTTGATACTATTAGGGGAATAAACAGTATACTCTCCTTCGAACCCTAAGATCTCTTTCTTCTGGTTTGGATATATAGAAGCTAATGGGTATCCAAGTGATGTGTTCCTAGGTATAGCTTTGAAGAAAGCATCAATACCCGCTATAGTATGTTCAATTGTTAAGACACCTCTATGCTCGTCTGATGGATTATAGTAAGAGTGAGCATGTGTACTTCTCCTGTTAATATCAGAAAAAGTTATGTGGGCTAGATCGTCTAATAGCTTCTCATCTAGAGCACAAAATCCAGGTGAATACCTACACCGTGCTTCATACCAAGGATCCGTGTATGTACCATCTGCAGCATAAAAACGCATTAGCTTGGCTGGTTCAAATTCTTTATCATGAAATCCTGACATAAGATCATATATCTTGGATTTAGTTACCTTAGTTTTAATGGGCTCACTAACTGAGAATAGACCTTTACCAATAATATTAAATCTTTTACTTAAAGGGCATTCTATCAAAGGTCCTTGGGTGTCTAATTTCATGCAAATCTTGTCCTTATCTAGAGCTTCATAGGCAATAGTGGAATCCTCACGGAACAATGGTACGGACATACCTGTTGTACCACTACCAGCCACATGTATTCCTACAATAATGGGCTCAGGAAAGTGTATA